GACGGTTCTAACAATGGTGTTCAGCACCTAGTTGCTATGTCTCAAGATGAAGAGGTAGCTCCTCTTGTTAACCTAGTTCCACAAGAACTTCCCGGTGATGTTTACATGTTCATTGCTAACAAAGTCTGGAGAAGACTTCGAAGTATGCAAGACAAGTTACCTAACGGGCTTGTTGAAAGCTTTGACACGGTATTTGACGAGGCTAGACGGCTTCAACGAGAGTATGATGCAGCTTCTGACAAGTCAGAACGCAAGACAATTGCCTTTCGAGAGGCTCAATCTTGGCGTAATGAGAATCGCAATCTTAGAGAGAAACTCTTTCCTGTATACTGGAATCGAATCACTGACAAGAAAATTCGACGAAAGACAGTTAAGCGTAACGTTATGACTCTTGGTTACGGTGGCACGGCTTATGGTATGGGTCAACAAGTTATTGAGGATACACGAGAACTCTCTGAATATCTTCGAGATAAAGAACACTTGTGGGGAGCTATGCTGGGCACTTTAGTATACAAGACTTGTTACGAAGAACTTAAAGGACCAGCTACTTTACTGAGCATGTTCCAAAAGTTAGCTGAACGGGCTAATGACGACAAGCTTCATTTAAAATGGCAATCCCCAATCACTAACTTCCCCGTAGTACAAGCTTACCTAAAGCCAATTACAAAGCGAACAGAGCTTAAATACGGCGATGACATTTTAAAAGTCAATATCCAAGTGTGGGAAGAAGCTGTAATTAATGAGTCTAAACAGCGAACTGGTGCAGCACCTAACATTGTTCATAGCTTAGATGCTGTTCATTTGACAAGTGTTGTTCACGATTCTAATTATCTTGTTACTGTTGTTCACGACTCTTTTGGTTGTCATGCAGGTAACATGGAAGATATGTTTATGCTTGTTCGTGAGAAGTTTGTTGAGCTTTATGAGGCTCAACCGCTTGAGAACATTTTAACACAACTTAACTCAAAAGATCTTATCCTAGAGAAAGGTACACTAGATGTCCGACAAGTCTTATACTCCGATTTTGCATTCGCTTAAAAAGAACGATATTGTAGAAGTTACGGGTGGTTACTTTCCAGATTTCACAGGAGAAGTCGTAGAGGTAGATACAGAAGCCGAACGAGTAGTAGTTTGGTTTGAGCATGTCACTACTACAGAATTCTCAGACTTTCATGTGGAATATTACGGCGAGGGTATCAATTATCTTCATTGTCCTATGTCAACCGTCCGGCCAAAACTGGAAGAAGTATTTAGACTTCTTAACGACGCCGCAGCCATTATGGAAGATACTGGTGGGGTAGAAAGCAACATGTTAGACGAGGTTGCAGATTTAATTATGCAAGCTGCTATAAAACTAAAGGCCTTTGGCAACTAAAATTACCCGACCTTAAAGAACAATACATATACGGAGACAACATGTCAGACCTACGTACAGAGAATTTTCTTGCAATTCTACCCTCACTCCAAACGGGGGATATTCTTATTATTGCAGAAACAGAAGATCTACCTTCATCCGTCTTTCGGATTGATGAAGTAGGTGATGGCTTCATTACGGGTTATGCATCTTTTGATGATAACGAAGATGAAGAAGAGTATGGTGAACTTTATGAAGAAGATTACCATCTTGTTCAGCAGGTTATTATTGACCTGACCGAAGTAAAAGAAGAATAAAACAACCTAACGTAAACAACCTTAATTATATTAATCCAAAAGGAAAACAGCAATGGCTATCGTAAAAAACGTCGAACTATGGTGGGTAAAGTGTGATGCAAAGCGTCCAATCAAGAATCAGGATGCTGGTAAACCAGATTACTGGGAAATTCAGCTTCGCACTACTGACAAAAAGCTCGCTCTAGAATGGGCTAAAGAGAATGTTAAGTTCAAACCACTAAAGCGGACTCTTCGTGACGAAGAAGGTAATCCTATTCTAGATGATATGGGTGAAGAGCAATCAGAACTTGTTCTATCAGATGAAGGTAAACCCTACTTTGCAGTAAAAGTTCGGCGTAAGGTTCGTAAGAACGAAGAAGATAATATTGAACTAGACAACAACGGTGAGCCAAAGATCGTTAAGTTTGTTGGGGGTAATCTTCAGAAGATTGATCCTAATACCGTTGGTAACAAGTCAGTAGGCAATGTTAACCTTTATCAATACCCCTATTCTTTCAAGCAAAACGGTAAGACTGTAGAAGGTATTGCTAACACACTAATGAGCGTACAAGTCACTAAACTTCACAAGTATGAAAGCAAGTCCTCAGAAGGATTTGAAATGACAGACATGGAGGTTATTGACGGTTCTGGTAATGTGTCTCGTGCAACCGAGAGTGCAGACCACGATGACAACGATATCGACGATGATATCCCGTTTTGATTAAAACAAGGAGGGGGAGCTTAACGGCTCTCCCTTTTAATTCTAATTAGTCAGGAAATACTATGTATAATCGTGATGTAAAGCTAATTCAAGATCATGTTCTAAAGACTGGTCCAGAAGGAATTGTAGACGTATTCACCGCAGTTATTGCGACGATTAGGACACCTTTTTACCGCATTGTCCATATAACTAATGACATTAAGAAGAATAAACAAAGCTCGAAACAACTCTGGGGTCATAAAAAAGACAGTTATACTGATGTAGTAAAACGTAAAGAGGAACTATACGAGTTGTTTGAAAGCTCTGCACCAGAAAAACTCTTATATAAAGAAGTGCTAAAGATAAAAGGTCTTGGTCTAGCAAAGGCAGGCTTCGCTTTACAGATGCTAGGTTACAATGTTGCCTGTCTTGACACACACAATCTCAAACGACTGGGATATGGCTCATCTCACTTCAATCGTAAAGATCGCTTAGAAGAATACCTAGAAGTTGTTAAGAAAGAAGGGGCGGAGTACTGGTGGGATACATGGTGTAACTTAATACCACAAACTTCCGGTAAAAATCGTGATTTTAAGGATGCTGATGAGGTATCCTATACCCATACTATCGCAGTAAGAGGATACTGATAAAATGACACATTTTAATATCTATCTTGCAGGCCCAATTGAGAACGCTACTATCGAAGAAATGAGCTGGTGGCGTAAAGGAATTATTGATGAAATGCAGCTATACCCTGTCAACTTTCTAGATCCTACCCGAAGAGAACCTGTTCATCTACAGTCTCGTTATGCTCTTACAGGCAATCAACGGCGTAATCTCTACAATCAAATTATGACACAGGATCTTATGGATATCGATCGATCAGATCTTATCTTTGCTAATATCCGTTCGGTAGATGGACGAGGTATTGGTACCGCTATGGAGATTATGTATGCAAGTCTTCAGAGGAAACCAATTATTGCATGGTCAGGGAAAGATGACCAACATCACCCTTTCTATGAGTCGCTTGTAACAGAAAAGCATCACAATCTTGATGAAGCAATCGAAGCAATGCGGAGCTATGTAAAATGAGACTTTACACTGTAGAGCTACTTGATGCAGACGGTTATTGGGAAGCCACTCCAACTGGTTATACTAGTAAAGAGACTGCGATTAATAAGGCTATGACTATTAAGGAAAAAGAAGAGATGGTCAGAGTAGTAGTTCAAGAAGTTATTTATGAATTTGCAGATGGAGAGGAGTGGTTTGCATGACTATGGATGAAGCATTTGTTAGCCCAGAAGATAAATGGACTGACTGGGAACTTCTGGAAGATATGTATGAAGAACGAGCAGCTATCTTACAATTTGAAGCTAATTACTCTCAATTTGAAGCCGAGAATTTAGCTGCTCAGATGTATGGATTCTATAATAAAGCACATCTAAAATACCATATTCAAGAGCTTAAGGCAAAATGACTAAAGACTACAACCGAGTAGAAATGCGTATTTTAAAAGAAATACATAAGGAAAAGCAGATGAAAGATAAAGCAGAAGATAGACCGTTTCGAGAGGAGATCCCTGAACTTATGGGAAAAATCTTTGATGACACACCGGACTTTCATGGTGACTTTAAAAGTATGAGTGAGGAACAGCAAGATGCAATCATTAACCCTCAACACTATAAACTGATTTCTCGAGAAGCTTATGAAAAGTTCCCGAATGGTCTTGAATATATGAACTTGATGGAATATATTCTTGCTCATCATAAAGGTGTCGAGGCACATTTACTAGGCCAGATTTTTAAGTATGCAATGCGTCTTGGTAAGAAAGATGATGATCTTCAAGATGCCAAGAAAATTCAGTGGTATGCAAACTATCTCGTTAACGTAATCAAGGAACGTTCCTAATGTCTTATGAAGAAGTCATTGCTCGTGTTATGAGAGTAGCAAGCATTGTCGAGCTTGATGCTAAAAACCAAGATAACAAAGAACGTATGAAAGAGATCATTAATCTTGCAAGAATCTTGAAATTTCAAACAAATGAGGTTCAACAAGAACTGAATGATCTAAAAGAATGGGTTGCTCAATACATTGAAATGTCTCAAGATGACTTTGACAAGTACTGGCGACAACAAAGAGTGAATTTTTACAAGTAATTACGATATCTGACCTTAAAGAACAACTAGGAGAAAACTATGACTGATTATCGGTTTGTTCGTAAGATTGCTAAGATGTATCGTGACATGCATCCTGATTACTCAATCCGGAAAGCTGTGTTTAGGGCCTACGAAGCTTATGAGTTCTATCGTGAAACTGAAATCAAAATCATGGATGAACACTATGAAAAGGGGTATCAATGAAACGTTATGTATTCGATATTGAAACAGATAACTTACTGAGGAAACTGACTACATTTCACTGTGCTGGTGTTAAAGACCATGATACAGGTGAAGAGTGGTTCTACAATTCCAATAATCAAGGCGACTTTCAGGCATTTCTTGATAAGCTCGATGAAGCCGATGTCATTGTAGCGCATAATGCGTGGGGATTTGACGTCCCTGCGCTTATGAAACTAGCACCTTACTGGACACCTAAAGCCAAAGTTACTTGTACAAAAGTGCTATCACAAGTTTTAAACTTCGCAAGATTTTCAACTGAGAGTAAGGACTATCGTAGGTATTTAGCTGTCAGACAGAAAAGACTAGAAAAGGGCGACACTTCTGTAAAAAAAGTTATTCAAGGTTCAGGACATAGTCTTGCTCGCTGGGGTATTTATCTTAGTGATTATAAGGGTGAATTTAATGATTTCTCTCAATTCTCTGAAGAGATGTATGAATACTTAAAGCAAGATGTTAGACTAGGTGCTAAGGTGTATGCAACACTCTTAGACGAGCTTAAAGTGCATATCACTAAGAGTAAGAGCCGTAAGATTCTAGATGCTATTGAAGTTGAGCATCAAATGGAAAGGATTATGACTGAGGAAACTCAGAACGGTTGGAAAATGAATTTAAACGGGCTTTCTGATATTAAGCAGAAGCTTGAAGACAAAATTAAAGAATATTCCGATGAGATTAATCCAAAGCTTCTTGTTTATGTTACTAGCCCTGATATGTCAGGCAAAGCTCTAAATGAACTTAGAGAGCAGATTAAAGAATTAAAAAAGAAAGGCGAGCTAGAGGAAAACTGGCCCGAAGCAAAATATGTCAAGACGGTCTTCACCAAGAAAGGTAAACTTACAGCCCACGTATCCAATTATTTTGAGCTTGATCCTGACACCTCAATTGATTCTAGCCCCGTTCTCGGCCCTTACACTCGTGTCTCTCTTACTCGTGGTGATATCGGTAATACAGATCAGGTCAAGGATTACTTATCTACAATCGGGTGGGAGCCAGATGAATGGAACTGGAAGAGAGACGAAAATGGAAAATTCAACAAGACTTCCTCAAAGCTCACAGAGTCTTCACTTGAGCCACTTGGAAGAGTAGGCGAAGTAATTAATGAGTTTTATACGCTACGTTCACGTCTTAGTATTATTAATGGTTGGGATGAACATATTGACGTTAATAACCGTTTACACGGTGACGTCTTTAATATCGGAACACCTACCTTCAGACAGACCCACAATATCATCGCAAACCTTCCCTCCGGAAGCGCCACACTAGGCCCAGAAATCCGTAGTGCATTTATTGCAGATGAGGGAAAAGTTCTAGTATCTGCTGACTCCGCTGCTTGTCAGTTGAGGCTTCTTGCTCACTTTATGGATGATCCAAAGTTTACTAAAGAGTTGCTTGAAGGTGATGTTCATCAACTAAATGCTGATATTATTGAATGCACACGACCACAAGCTAAAAG